GTCTGATCAAAACTGATATAAATTGATCAAAAGGAGAAACATGAAAGACCCCAGACACCGAGTCAAGCAGAGAGACATTGAGATCAAGGAGAAGTTCGGAAAGATTCAGTGTGCTCCGATGGGTGCTCTCTGGTCCCAGGGCAAAGCGGCAGGTTTGACAGTCAAGAAGTTATCGGACAAGTCCGGACTTCCGGCCAATACAATCCGTGAGATGAACAGGAAATATGGGGAACTGGTGGAACTGCAGGTCCGAGCGAATCTCGGAGAGATTGCGGTCGATGCGTTACAGAACATGGTTGATCTGGCGTTCACTGCAGAGGATGAGAAGACTCGTTTCAATGCAACCAGAGACCTGTTGGACCGAGCAGGGTTCAAGCCGAAGACCGAATCGCACATTACTCAGGAAGTGATCAAGAGGTCACCGAAGGAGATTGAAGAGGAAGCGAGGAAGAAGTTAGGCAACGAGTTAGCCGAGAAGTTACTCGGACTGTCATCGATAGAGGATGCAGAGATTGTAGAGACGTAAACGTTCATGGGCTTTGTTGGACACCACGGTCCGCACTCGGTAGTCGAGCCATCTTTTCGGCAGAGCGAATCTGTTGGAGGTCCATGGGCAAACCGATAAACAATAGCAAGGAATTGTAAGGTGCGTCTCTTCAAATTTTGTAATGACTGTAATTATCGAATTCTTTGTGAACGTTATCGGAGATGCTGGAGTGGCAACGTACCAGGGGAAAAAGGTCAGTCTGAACAAACCGTTTCGGACACCGAAGGAAAAGAAGAAGTTCGCAGTCTACGTGAAGAACGATAAAGGCAATGTGATCAAGGTCCGTTTCGGAGATCCGAAGATGAGCATTAAAAAGGACCAGCCAGATCGCAAGAAAAGCTACTGTGCTCGTAGTGGTGGGATCAAGGGAAAATCAGATCGAACTTCAGCGAACTACTGGAGTCGAAAGATGTGGAGTTGTTGAAGACAATTACGTGAAAACGGAAGTTGCTAGAGCAACTACGTGAGGAACGAACGGAAACTTCTAAAGAGCAACTACATGAAAAAGAAGCCAGGACTGTACGCCAACATTCACAAGAAACGAAAATCTGGGAAGCCCATGAGGAAGAAAGGAGAGAAGGGAGCACCTACCGACAAAGCGTTTAAACAAGCAGCAAAGACTGCCAAACGGAACAAACCGAAAGGAACGAAATGATGTACGGAAAAAAGAAAACGTCAAAGAAAGCGTTCAAACCGTGTGCAACGTGTCCGTCACCGAGCAAGTGCAAGATGGCCGGTAAATGCTTGAAAAAGAAAAAATAGTAGTTGAGGCTCTAGAACTCCAGAAGGAGTACGAGGAAGCCAAGAAGTTCAACAAGCTATTATCTTACGAACCGTATCGGTATCAGGCAGAGTTTCACCGGAGCAGGGACGATTCTGGGAATCAGGCAAGGCAACGTTGTCTGATGGCTGGGAACAAGGTCGGGAAAACGTTCTGTGGTGCAGCAGAGATGGCATATCATCTAACGGGACTGTATCCGGAGTGGTGGGATGGCTGGAGGTTCGACAGACCGATTCAAGCCTGGGCCGCAGGACAGAGTCACTATGCAACGAGAGACATTGTTCAGTGTGAACTTCTCGGAACTCCAGGAGATCCGGATGCACAGGGAACAGCAGCGATACCGAGAGAATTGATTCTATCGACAGAAAGAAACCCTGGGGTTCCCAACGGGATCGGCATGGTGCTGGTCAAGCATGTCAATGGGAAGAGCAGACTCCAGTTCAAATCATATGACAGTGGTGCTTCTGCCTGGATGGGAGTAGCCGTAGACGTAGTTTGGATGGACGAGGAACCACCGCAGGACATTTACTCTCAATCACTTCGTGCATCATTGAAGAACGGGGGTCCGGTCTATCTGACGTTCACACCGGAACGGGGAGTAACCGGAGTTGTTCAGAACTTTTTGAATGATCGAAAGCCTTCGCAGCAACTGGTGACAGCTTCCTGGGACGATGCTCCGCATTTATCTGAAGATGTAAAACAGGAGATTCTCTCAGCGTTACCGTTGCATGAGCGTCAAATGAGATCCAAGGGAATTCCGGTACTTGGAAGTGGACAAGTCTTTCCGATTGCAGAGGAATCCTTTTCGGTCAGAGCTTTTGAAATTCCGGAACACTGGCCGAGGATCTGTGGGATCGACTTCGGTTTTGACCATCCGACTGCAGCAATCTGGGTAGCCTGGGACCGTGACACCGACACGGCTTATCTCTATGACAGTTACTGTCAGTCCGGTGCAGCAATGTTGCAACATGCCGAAGCAATCAAACTCCGAGGGAACTGGATTCCGGTAGCTTGGCCTCATGACGGGAGCATTCATGACAAGGGAAGTGGACATGCCTTAGCCGATCAGTATCGCAGGGCTGGAGTCAATTTCTTGGGTTCCCACTTTCACAATCCGGAAGGCGGAATTGCTGTCGAACCAGGAATCATGGCCATGATCACAAGGTTTCAAACAGGACGGTTGAAGGTCTTCGATCATTTGCAGGATTGGTACAAGGAATACAGAATCTATCACCGCAAGGACGGAAAGATTGTCAGAAAGAATGATGACCTGATGTCCGCCACCCGTTATGCCGTTCAATCTCTTCGGTATGCCACAGTTCGGACCTGGAGACCCAGAGCAGAGGTAGCCGAGGGTTCTTTGTCAGATCGCACTTTTGACCCTTTCAACCATTGGAGAGCATGGCCAGAGGATACAACCCCGTCTCCCGTGTGGAGGAACTGAGACAACGTTTTGAAACAGTCCGACAACAAGGACTTTCGGCACAGCAGTCGTACCAGCAGGACTATCCTCAGTATCGAAGTGCCTACGATGAAGCAGTTGCCTTTGAACCCCAGGTTCGGAGTGCCTACGATGCTTTTCAAGCGGAAAGGACTCAGGCCCGTCTGGATGCATATAACGCACTGTTATCGACCTACGAGGGTCTCCAGGCCAATTACAAGGCATACGAACCGACTCTTCAGCAGTACCAGACCACGATGCAACAGAGTGGCGCAGAGCTAGACCAGATCAACGAGATGCTTCCGTCCTTGTTGAAACAGATTGAAGTGGAACGAGATCCGAGGAAACAGGGAATTCGCAGAGACTATCAGCAAAGCATTCTGACTTCTACCGTCCGGAGTCCTTCAGCCATCCGATGATTGAAAAGTGTACTCTAGCCGATATAGATGCCTTGATGGCAGATCTCCGGAACATGTATGTCGAAATGGCTCCCTTCGGAAAGATGGATGAAGAGAAATGTATTTCGTTTCTAACAGACAGCATTCAGCACCACGTAGTTCTGAAGAAGACCGAAGAGGAAAAACTCTTGGGACACATGGGTCTCAGAGTCGAAAGTCACTGGTACACCAAGGACGTAGCGCTCTACGAATACTACTGTTACGTCAACCCAGAACACCGCAAGACCCGTACTGCTTTTGATTTATACAAAGTATCGAAGCACATTGCCAAGGAAGCCAAAGTCCCTTTTTACTATGGAACCTTCCGCAAGCCGGAATCTGATTTTGAACGAGTGAATAAGTTTCTGAAGCGCCAAGGGGGGCAACAGATCGGGTCACAATATTTTATAGGAGTGAGTGATGTCGTTATTTAGTGATTTTGTAGACAGAAACACGAAGGACTTACAGAAAGGCGGACAGCAGATCATCGATCAGACCAGGAACGTCATCGACCAGAACACGGATACTCTGACAAAGCCATTATTCGGAGGTCCGATCAATCTATCGGGAACAAATGGTGGTGGCAAAGGTGCTCCGAGTTATTCTGCTCCTTCAATCAACATCAACATCCCCACACCGAATCTGGACCAGGATCTTGCGGCCCCTGTGGTCGAAGCAATCCAGGACATCAATGTGCCTAGACCGAACACCGACCAGGACTTAACGAAGATCAGTGTCCAGGGGTTGCAGGAGTCTGCAGTTGAACAAGGGACGCAGTTACAGCAGGAAGCGATCAATACGGGCACAAAGATCCAGGAAACCGTAGTCCAAGCAGGTAGCAATCTGCAGGAAGCAGCAGTGCAAGCAGGGTCGTCAATCTCCGGAGGTCAAAGCAATCCAACCTTGGAAAATGCTGCGGAGCAGGTAACGACCTATGTAGAAGAAAAAGTAATGCCTGTGGTCAATGATGTAGCAAAGTTCTACACAGAGAATTATCCAGCCGTAAAGTTAGCCCAGGAAACAGTCCATGAATTTGAAAAAGTGACCCCGAATCTAGAGTTGCTCGGTTCAATGGATCTAGCAGGTGGTAAATCAGTAAAGGACACTTCTGACCCAATGCCATCGGCAGATCTGGATGCTAAGGATTTCACAGGGAACGATGATCCTTTTGGAAATATTGAGACAGCAACGACCAAGGCAGACAAGATGACGGAGGAGGAAAGACTCCGCAGAATCAGAAGACTGATGTTGAACCGATATGGTCGAGAAGACACGATTTTAACTGGGGCAAAAGATCCGCTGAATCGTAGAAGATATGCGAGTGCATTATGAACATTCTCGAAGAATACGAGGCACTGAAAAGCGATAGAGGCAACTGGGAGAACCAGTGGCAGGATATTGCAGAACTGATGATTCCTCGCAGAGCAGACTTTACCAATCGGTATCGTGCTTCCGGAGAACAGAGGAGAGATCGGATCTATGAATCCACAGCAGTCCGTGCCTTGGTCCGAGGAGCATCCGGTCTTCACAATACGTTGACCAGCAATACGGTTCCCTGGTTTTCATTGGAGACCGAAGATCCGCAGTTGATGAAAGAGAGAGAAGTCCAGTTGTGGCTGGAAGAAACCACACGTAGAACGATGGCTGTTTTCAATTCTCCTCAGAGCAGTTTCCATTCTTCGATCCATGAATACTTTCTGGATCTGATGGCTTTCGGGACAGCAGTCCTTTTTGTTTCCAATGAACCTCCCTTCGGTCCGGTCTTCCGGTCCTATTTCTTAGGACACTGTTACATCGCAGAAGACAAACTCGGCAGAGTAGATGCTATCTACCGGACCTTCTGGGACACGGCACGATCTCTCTACCGTCAGTTCGGAGAATCGCTATCTGATGAAATCAAAAAGGCAGCAGACAACAATCCCTTTGAACGCTTTGAAATTCTTCATTGTGTCAAACCTCGGAACAAGTCCGGCAAGGGACAACTGTCGAAACCGTATTTATCGGCATACATTGAAACAGCAACTAGGAAGGAAATCCGAGAAGGAGGTTTTGAGGAGTTACCGTACATTGTCAGTCGATGGCAAAAGAACAGTATGGAAGTCTACGGACGAGGACCAGGAATCGAAGCATTGCCGGATGTCCGGATGATCAATGAGATGGAACGAATTGGTCTGATTGCTCTTCAAAAAGTAGTCGATCCTCCGATGTTACTGCCAGACGATGGATTCCTCGGACCCGTAAGACTCCAGCCAGGAGGCTTGAACTATTTCAGAGCCGGACTTGGACCACAGGATCGAATCACTCCGTTGATCACAAATGCCAGAATTGATCTCAATGAAGCAAAAATGGGTCAGGTCCGGAATGCGATTGAACGAGCATTCTACATTGATCTCCTGGAACTCCCTGGACCAACTGCTGCAGACGGGGATGTCCTCCGGTTTTCGGCAACAGAGATTGCTGCAAGGCAGAGAGACAGACTTTCGATCCTTGGACCCATTGTCGCTCGTCAAGAAGTTGAACTGCTTGGACCTCTGGTCTTGAGAACAGTATCGATTCTCTTACGAAATGGTTCCCTTCCGGAAGCACCACAGTCCTTGCAACAGGCAGAGTTCAAAATCTCGTATTCCAATCCGGTAGCGATTGCTCAGAGATCCGGTGAACTCGCTTCGATTTCACAGTTGATTCAGTTCCTTGTTCCATTTGCACAACTTGATCCGACGGTCATTGAACGTTTTGAAACCGGAAGAGTTGCCGAATTGGCAGCAGAGATTTTAAAAGTTTCTCCCTCAGTTTTCCGTACAGAAGCCGAACGGGATCAGAAGAAGAACGAGGAACTTCAGCAACAGCAGATGATGGAACAGATGCAACAGGCTCAAGTAATTGCCCAACAACAGTCTTTGATTTCACAGTCTCGCAGAGACGAATCCGTAGCAACTCTTAATGAAGCAAAAGCCAGAAGCGCATGATCTTTCAAAAAAAGAGGCAGTCTGATTATCGGACTGTCTTTGACTCACCTCAAGGTCGCAAGGTCTTAGCGGACCTCTGCCAACGCCACTTCGTTTTCAATTCCACTCACATCCCCAATGATCCGTACACTTCTGCTTTCCAGGACGGTAGGCGTTCCGTAGTGGTAGACATTTTACGGTATTTGAAGATTGATCTGGAGACTCTAGAAACCCAAATGGAAAGACCCTATGAATGAAGTTCCAACGGAATCCACCGAGACCACCGAGGCCACCCAATCCCCCATGGCGTTTGATCCGACTTCGTTACCGGAAGAACTGGCTCATGAACCGTCTCTACGGAATTTTGACGATGTATCGAAGCTAGCAAAAAGCTATGTCAATCTAGTTAAAAAAATGGGAGTTCCAGCAGAGCAACTGGTTCGACTTCCTGCTGACGGAAACTACGAGGAACTCTACAATCAACTCGGCAGACCTCCGGACCCACAGGGTTACGAAATCGATCTGTCGAATGACATCAATCTGGAGTACGTCAACAACGCTCACAAACTGGGTCTCTCCAAGGATCAGGCACGGAACGTCTACGATTGGATGATGAACAAGTATGAACAAGTTCGATCCCAGGAAAAAAACGAGTACCAGGAAGCCGTCCAGCAAGGGATTGAATCACTGAAGAGAGAATGGGGAACCGACTTTGAGAGTCAGACCCAGATTGCCAAACAGGCATTTCTCCAGTTAGCAGACGCAGATACGGTCAAGATGGTGGAAGCATCCGGCCTGGGAAACTCTCCGGAGATGATCAAACTCTTCAACCGAGTCGGTCAAATACTAAAGGAAGATGGTATGCTACAAAACGATGTGGCTTTTGGTGACAGTGGGGGAAGAGCATCGATTGAAAGTCGGTTGCAACAGATCATGGATTCGGATTCTCCGTACTGGAATGGGATGCATCCGGAACACGATAAATACGTTAGCGAGGCATTGAAACTCCGAGAGCTTTTGACATGACAGAAGAACAGATTCAGCTTCGATTAGAATGCTTGCGTATCGCAGTAGAAAACGGTACAGTGGCCGATATCAGTAACCCCATTGAACTTGCTGATAAGTATTACCAGTGGGTCACAAAGCCCACAGATTCCCTCATGCAAAAGGAACGGAAACGGACAACCAGATCCTGACCCGTACTTCTTCTGCTTCCTATCGGAATCCTGAGACATCAGACATCTGATGTAGGACAACTCCAATCATAGGCATGAGATCAATTCTCATCTCAGGTTGGATTATGTCTAATCAGGTAACGACTGCTTTTGTCCAGCAGTACTCCCAGAATCTAGCTCACCTCGCCCAACAGAAAGGATCACGCTTGCGTGGTCTGGTGCGTACGGAAGGGGTCCGAGCAAAACAAGCCTTCTTCGATCAAATCGGTTCTCAAACTGCTTCCGTCCGGACAACCCGTGGAGCAGACACGATCATCAACGATACGCCTCATGCCCGAAGACGAGTGACTTTGGCAGACTACGAGGTAGCAGATCTGATTGATGACCAGGACAAACTCCGGATGATTGTCGATCCGACTTCTTCGTATGCACAGGCTCAGGCTTTTGCAATCGGTAGAGCGATGGACGATGTCATCATCAGTGCAGCAACAGGAACTGCGTATACGGGCGAAACCGGAACAACTTCGGTGACTCTTTCCGGATACAACAGTGGTTCTCAGGTGATTGCTGCTGGTGGAACTGCGATGACCATCGCTAAACTTCGGGAAGCCAAATTCATTCTGGACAACGCTGATGTTGATCCGAGCATCCCTAGAGTGATCGTAGTTTCTCCGAAGCAGATCCAGGATCTGTTAGCGACCACGGAAGTCACCAGTTCTGATTTCAACACCGTAAAATCTTTAGCCCAAGGCCAAGTCACTGACTTTCTTGGCTTTAACTTCGTGACCTCTACTCGGCTAGGCTTGTCTGGTTCTACCAGAAGTTGCTTTGCTTACGCAGTAGACGGAGTCCTGTTGGCAGTAGCCAAAGATTTGACGGTACGAATCGATGAACGTCCTGACAAGTCCTACGCCACCCAGGTCTATGCTTGTATGTCCATCGGGGCAACTCGGATGGAAGAGACCAAGGTTGTTCAAATCGATTGTGTTGAATCTTAATAACGGAGTTCACTAATGGCTGTTACCACTCAAAAAACTACGGAATACGCCAATGCTACGGCTGATCCGGTAGTCAACAACGAGTCCACCGAATTCCAGGGTCGACTCCGTGTAATGTTCTTCACCCATGACCAGGACGGTGCTGGGGATGCTACCTCTTCAGTAGCCATCGGGAAACTTCCGGCAGGACGAGTACGAGTTCTGTTGGGTCTTTCTCGCATGTACTGCAACTGGACCACTTCTTCGGCAACCTTGGATCTTGGTTGGGATGCTTACACAGACGGGGATAACACAGCAGTTGCTGCTGATCCTGATGGTCTGATCGATGGTCTCTCCGTAGATACTGCAGGGTATTTTAACATGGAAGGTGCTTTAGCCGGAATCAAGGCCACTGGCGGAACCTATGTCTTTCAGTCAATGGGAGGTGTAGTGATCCGAGCAACTAGTCAGGATACGGCTATTGCCGATGGGGATGATCTGGTCGGTTACATTGTCTATGTGATTGACTGATGTCTTCAGTAGTTCAGATCTGTAATATCGCACTGACGAATGTCGGTGAGACCAAAATTGCAGCTTTGAATGAAGAGAACGAGAGGGCCAGAGTTGTCAATCTTCGTTACGAAGACTGTAGAGACTCGGTCCTCAGGTCTCATCCCTGGAACTGTGCAGTCCACCGAGTAGAACTCTCTGCCGATGTCAGTGCTCCCGTGTGGGGTTATGCCAAACGCTTTGCTCTACCCAGTGACTGTCTCCGAGTTCTGGACATTGAAAACTACTTTGAAGAATACGAAGTCGAGGGTCGGTACATTCTGACAGACAGTACAGCAGTCAAACTGAAGTACATCAAAAAGATTACTGATCCGAACGACTTCGATTCTCTATTGGTCCATGCCATTGCGCTCAAATTAGCTTCGGAGATTGCAGAAAATCTGACAGGTCGAGCGGATCTTCGGGACAGGATGTTTACGAAGTATCTTCAGATTCTTTCAGAAGCTAGAGGAGTCGATTCTCAGGAGAGGTCGATGCCTGTCGAGTTTGTAGCCGATGGTTTGATCAATGCCCGTTTGGTCGGTTCTCAGCCCAGAAGAGCCAAGTTTTCCAGTGAGGTGTAGATGAGGATTCAAGCACTTCAGTCTTCCTTTGCAGACGGGATGATCTCTCCGAGAATGCAGGGGATGGTGGAACTGGAGTCCTATCGATCTTCCTTGGCTCTTCTTGAGAACATGGTGGTTCTTCCCCAGGGTTCCGTAACTCGGAGACCAGGGACGTTCTTTGCCAACAGCACTCCTTCCAATGCCCAGGTCCGTTTGGTCCCGTTCAATCGGGGTCAAGGGACTTCGGTCATTTTAGAATTCTCCAATAACTTACTTCGTTTCTATGCAAATGATGGAATCATCGAATCCGGTGGTTCTCCCTACGAAGTCGTTACTACATATACTACGGCTCAGTTAGCCGATCTCAGTTTTACTCAGTCTGCTGATGTCCTCTTCATCTGTCATCCGACTCATCCTCCGAGAGAGTTAAAGCGTTTAGACGTTGCCTCGTGGTCCTTGACGGAACTGGTTTTAAAGGACGGTCCTTACTTTCCGGTCAATACCGAAGACACCACGATGACGGTTTCTCTAGCAGATACCGCAAACTGGACAGAGTCGTTTACCAATTCAACATTGACTGCAGAAGAGATCATCACGGTCACTTCTTCCAACGTAGACCCAGGAACCAATTCGTTTACCTCCAGCAATCATCCCTTTGTCAATGGGCAGAAGGTTCGTTTCACCGGAGCAACCGGACTAGCAGGGAACCCCGTAGCAGGAACGTATTCGCAATCAACGACCACAGTCACCGTAACAAAGAGTTCTCATGGCTTTTCCGTTTCGGACGAGGTCTATCTGGATCACACTTCCGGAGATGGAGTCAACGGGTTCTACACCGTTGCCACGGTTCCTGATGCCAACACGTTTACCGTAACTTCCGGTACAAGCCAGACCACTTCTGGAGACGTAGAGATTGCCACTCGCATTACCGCAGGAAGCGATTACTACATCATCCAGGCAACTCAGAACACCTTTAAACTTTCGACAACATCCGGTGGCACACCACTGTTGATCAATGCTGCACCGACCACAGACGTAGTCTTTTTCCAGGACATCATCGACAAGAATGCCTACATCAAAATACTGGCTTCCGATACCACCGGAATCAATCTGGACCTTGGTTTTCAGAGCACTGATGTCGGACGAGTCATCCGCTTGAACCTGCAGGTTGCGCCACAGATCAAATGGGGATATGCCGAGATCTTAGAACTGGACAGTAGCAATCCGACCACCACGATTCTGGCTAAAACAAAATCGGCTCTATCGACCCCAGGAACCACTACAGAATGGCAACTCGGAAGTTTCTCAGAGACCTCTGGATACCCCAGAACCGTTCAGATCTTTCAGCAGAGACTTGTTTTCGGAGGAACGTCTTCAGAACCTCAGACCATCTATTTTTCTCAGACAGGAGACTTCAACAACTTCGCAGCATCGGAACCCTTGGGTCAATCGACAGGCAGAACGGATTCTTCTGGCAAGACCATCATTGGAGAGCAGATTTTTGAAAACAATGCTCTTTCGCTAACGATCTCTTCAGACACAGTCGATTTGATTGAATGGATGAACGAGGACCGCAGAATGACCCTCGGCACTTCCGGTGGCATCTTCCAGATCTATGGAGCAGATGACGATTTAACCGTCACTCCGTTCAATTTCACGATTGCCAAGGTCTCTGCCTGGGCTACCGATGCTACTGCGCTTCCGTCAAAAATCGGCAACAACCTGCTCTACGTTCAGCAGAACGGCAGAAAAATCAGAGAGTTGGCATTCGATAAACTCCAGGATCAGTACGCAGCAGCAGATCTGTCTTTGAGAGCAGAGAATCTAACAGAATCCGGCATTGTGGGAACAGCCTACCAAGATCAGCCGTACTCGGTTCTCTGGTGTAGAAGAGCCGATGGGAAGTTAGCTGCGATTACGTATGTCGATCTGTTGCAGATGAGAGCATGGCATTTACACACGATAGCCGGAATTCACTACGACAGTACCTACGGAAATCACGCCAAGGTCGAATCGATTGCAGTCATTCCACGGAATACACACGATCAACTTTGGATGGTGGTCAAACGGCACAAACGAGAAACAGCCTTAGCATCATGTACCTTCAATCAATCCACTGACTTTTTTAGCAAGACTTCCCATGGACTTTCTGACGGGAATACTGTCGCCTTTGATGGAACAGCCATCGATGGGTTCAGTGCCGATACTCTCTACTACGTTGTCAGTGCTACTACCGATACTTTCCAACTTTCAGCAACATCTGGAGGAACTGCAATCACCGTCTCCGGATCAACAACGGATGTCTCGGTAACGACTCTCCGAAAATGTACAGAGGTCCGCTATGTCGAATTCATGGAAAGATACTATGTCGGTGACGAGATCGATCCAACAGATGCTCATTTTGTTGATTCTGGTCTCGAAGAGCCAACGAACCAAACCACAGCTACTACTGCCGTTACTGGTTTATCGCACCTTTCTGGAGAATCGGTTTCCATTCTCGCAGATGCTTCGGTGCAACCGAACCAGACCGTCAATTCCTCCGGAGAAGTCACACTACAGACCGCAGCAACCAAATACCGAATTGGACTCGGCTACAACAGCAATCTCCAAACGCTCCCGATGGTCCAACCGACCTCGGCTGGAACCTCTGTAGGCAATAAAAAGCGGATTCACAAGTTTGTCATCAAACTACTCGACTCCCTTGGTTTCAAGTACGGAAGCACTCCGTATCTCTTGGACACTGCAACCATCAGTTATCTGGAGTCCATCGGTGTCATCTTTGGAGCAAACACATCGAACCTGACAGAAGCCGTATTTAGAACGACAGCAGATCGAATCGGGGCAGCACTGTTATTTTTCACAGGAGAGAAAAGCTACACCCTGAGAGATGACTATGGAACCGAAGCTCAGTTGTACATCCGTCAGGATCAGCCGTATCCCTTAAATGTTCTTCTTTTAGCCATCGATTACGAGACTAACGAATAATGTCACTCGCTACCGCATTCCTCGTTTACAAGGGAGTTGAAACTGCTTTCAACCTCTATACGACAGCACAACAGAATGCATTGACTGCTCAGAACTACGAGCAACAAGCGGCAGAGATTTTACGGGCAGGAAGAGAGAACTATCAGTTTTCTTTAGAAGAAGCTCAGTTGATCAGACGGGTTGCTGCCGAGAACGCCAGACAGGTGGAATTTGCCGGAATGACTGCCTTAGCCCAGGAAGAGATCGCAGGAAAGGCCAGGATCGGTAGGATTCGGGCCAGAGCCGGATCTTCTGGGGCATCAGTCAATGTCGGTACTCCAGCAAACGTCCAGATCTCTCAGGAGTTTCAGAACCAGTACAATCAGCGGATGATCAATTACAACACTCGTTACGAAGCAGCAAGAACGAGACTCCAGGGGCAACTCCAAGCAGACATGAAGGTCAAACAGGCAGCAATCAACTGGAGACAAGCTCAGGGCCAAGCAGGAGTTCTACGAGGAGCAGCAGGAGCAACACGGGGTTCCAGAGATCAATCTCTATTGGGAACACTCTTCCAAGGGGTCGGTAGTGGAATCTTAGGGTACGGGGCATTGAAATGAGACTACCTTTCGACCAGACCAATCTACAGAGACCCTCACAGAACCGACTGTCTCCGGTTTCTTCTCCAAGGACACAACCTCTGGATCTCCAGACCTCTGCAAACTATGCGAAGCTGGAATCACTGAAGCAACTCGGCAAGGGCATCTTCTCCATCGGTGATGCGATCTTTCAGAATTATGCTGAAGAAAAGAGAGAAGAGAAACGAAGGGAACTGGAATTATTGAGCCTGGATCTGAACCGAGACAGTATTGATCTACAAAAGAGTTTTGAGACTGCTCCCTCGGCATCTGCTTTGGAAGATGAACAAAGAATTCATGAGTGGTACTACGGAGCACCAGAAGGGGAAAAGTCCAGATTCCAGAAGTTGCAACAGAAGTACGGAATTTCAGAAAAGGACATGGAGGTCTATTTCAAAAGATTTGAAGTAAACAATCTGTCCAAGGTTTTGGCCTTACGAACAAGAAGGGAACAAGACGTTAATCGGTTAAATGCCAAAAAGTTTTTCAATACGACATTGCTCAATGAAACCGAGTCTTTTGACATCAACAACTATCCCAATGAGAAAAGTGCGTTCATAGACCAAAGAAGAGAAGAGTTGTTGGGTTATTTGAATGATGCGACCACAGGTCTTAGTGGTGCTCTGAAGACAGATGTTGAAGCATGGGGGTTGGACATTATCAATCGGGAATTGAACCAAGGTCTTCGTTTGTTTGATGTTCGTACCACAGATGCCAATCAAGCATCGTTTAGCGAATCCTACAACGACATCATGTCTCTTGAGCTTTCCAGAGAGGAAAGGCTTACCCGATACCGTCAGTTGATCAACGAGTATGGTCCGGAGGTGTCCGGAGGCAAAGGTCTTTTCGACCAGAATTCAACGGTTTTGAAATTACAAGAAGCAGAAGCAGAAGTAGACCGAGAGTTCGGGGAACGTCTGATCGATTCAGATCCTCAACAGTTTCTAGATCTTTGGAATGCACAGGAACCTGGGAAGGAGTCGATGCTCCCTGGGTTGAAAATTCAAGAACGACTAAGGCTCTTCGACAAGGCAACCAAGGCACTGGAAGGCATCAACGCAGATCGGGCATCTGGAGCACAAGAAGTGATTGACCGAGTTCTTGGTCAAATGATGAGACCAAAAGCCCAGTTAGCCAGACTAGCCAATGACTTTGACCAGAATATCGAACTGCTGCCAGAGACAAAAAACGGGAGACCCTTTCGGGCAAAGTACCAGATGGCTTTTGATTATGTGGAATCTCTAGCTCATGACATGGCGGACCCTCTGAAGGCAAACCGACTGACTGTGGAAACAGCACTGGCACGGAAACCACCAGAGTACTATTCGATAGAAGGAGGAGATCCTGCGATAGAGTTAAAGGAAAGAGCCTATTTACGCTACATCAATCATCACAAGCAGATCCGAGAATCCAGAGCAAAAGACCCTGCAGCTTACTACGCAGAGAAAAGTCCGAAACAAAACGCTTTAGAGTACTTTGATGAGTCCTCTTTAGAAGGAAGCATCCGAGAGCAGACAAGGTATTTGACTGGAGAAGGCCACATCCCTTTTCAGTTAGCAGAAGAAGTACGCAAGGGCCGAATCAATCTGTTGCCGAATCAAGTCAAGGAAGTGCTGCTCAATGAACTGGGGAACATCAGAGAGGGAGTCCCGTATGCCATGGCACTCCGGACCTATTTGGAACCAGCAGGAAAGTTTGCTCCGTTACTGATGGAAGAGTTTTCCAGAGATAAAAAGAATGCAGGAATTGGACTAGAACTCTCTGCGTACCACTACACGATGCCTCACAGCAATGCGATCCTGCAGAGAATGAGAACTTCCGAACTGATCCGACCAGAGTTGAACAAACGGCAACCAGAGATCTTGGGAGCAGTTCAGTCAAAGGACTTCAGTATA